ATGATGACCGGGCTCGTTACATCGACGACTTGAATGGTAGCAAGAATTTTAATATTAAGCTAATTGATATTGAACCGCTTCCTGTTTTTGAGATTGAGGAGGAATGATTGATGCCGAATAAAGACAGAATAGTAACCAAGCAAGTACCAATCTCTTTTGCTGAAATGGCGAAAGACCGGGTATCTTTGCACGTCCAATCCTATTGGCGTCGACAAGGTAATTGGGACATACCTTTTTTGGCAAGCTCATGCTATATGCAAGGTGTTCAAGATATGATTGCATTTGCTCAACAGCGGGATATTGATTTATTGAAAGGTAACGATGAGTGAAATAAAGACAAGGATATTAGAAGTCAGCTTAGATACTATCATGAAACATTTTCTTGATGGGTATAAGGATAAAAATAATCATATAATTTATGATAAGTGGTATATCGACCCGGTTAAAGGCGTGGTGATATTTAAGTTGGAGTTGAGCCCGAAAAAGGATGATAAGAAATCATGAGCGGTAGATATATTTTAGATAAAAATGGGAAGCCTAAACCGGAACCTGATTTAATGAAATGGGCGCGATGGATTGAAAGTGAAAAAGGCATCAGAATTGTTAAACAAGAGGATATTGATGACATCAAAGTTTCAACAGTCTTTTTAGGATTAAATCATAACTTTTGCGGCACTGGAGCCCCTATCCTATGGGAAACGATGATCTTTTGTAGCGGCAAATATAAGGACCATAAAATGGATCAAGAACAGGATCGTTGTAGCGGCACAAGAAAACAAGCCTTAGCAATGCATGAGGAAATGTGTGCAAGGGTCCGGTCAGAAATATTGCAAGAGTCCAAAAAACCTTAACCTTGACATTACCAGATATTTAGGCATTTATACTCATATGCATAGACGGTATATATTGTTTTGAGGGGCTAATTGAGGGAAAGTTGACTTAAATTAGCCTCTTTTTTTTGCATTTTTAGTTGCCACGTCTATACTATCACTTTTGACTACTTTTATAAATTTGATTTGCATCACTATAAGCAATGCAAAATGGCTAGTTAAGGTTACCAGTGATTCGTTTGCTGGTAGCTTTTTTTTGTTCATAAAAAGGGCCGCCCATTACAGACGGCCCTCAGCTTATGCCACTATAAGGCGTTTAGTTATTAATCAACTGACGTTCTTTAAACGAATAATAGGCGTCAGTATCTGTTTTTCCGATAATCAGGAAATCTTGAATGGGTATACCAAGGAATTCGCCTACTGCTAATAATGCCTGGATAGCAACAACCTCTTTTGCATCGGGTTCTAATGCTCTTTCATGATATCCAACGATAATGATTGATTCTGCATTCTCAAGTTGAGCGATTCCAAAGACTTGCCTGGAATTCATTGTCTCATTCATCGGGAATACATAACCCTCTGTTTCTCCTTTAACTTCAGAGAATAATAGCAACCAATATTCATTGCTATGTTCGCCCCTTGGTATATCATTGAAATATTGTATTAATACTTCAGGGCTCTTATTTACTATTATTTTTGCGTGCTCTTCATCGCGTATAATCTTCATTTTTATATTCATGTCTAGTTACCAAAATGCCCCGACACCCTTAGTGCGCAACCATCCCTACTACTTCAAAATGGGATGAACTAAGAATGCCGAGGCAAATGATTTTTTTCTAAAAGGGTGTTGCGCAGCCCCTAAAATATATCCTAATATATACTTCAATATGCAAGATATAGGAACATATAGGAAATTCAAGTGAAATGATCGGATTAACGCTATTATTTGGGTGTATTGTATACTGGATAACTGGTGCGGTTAGCCCTATTTTTTCAGCATTGTTTACATTTTCGCTTATAGCTATAACTCTACCGATTAGCGCTTATAATTTATCTCAGTCAAAAAAGCGTTTAAAATATGAAGGCGAATGGAATTTAGAATATTTTAACTCTTCCATTACTTATTATATTAAATATATAATACGATGTAGAATAGTGACTTATATATCTATAAGCTTAGTTATTTGGTATTTATTTAGAGGCATTAATGGTCATTTAATAGATTTATTGGGTATCGTCTGGATATTGATGGTTATTCTATCCTTATCAGCAATTTCTAATGCTAAAAAGGCTATAGATAATTATGAACGATTGATCATTTTACATCATGAAATTCAGGGTCATAAGCATTTAGCCCATGAAGAATATATGGGCTTTTTAGATCCTGACTTAAATAAATAGTTTTTTTTGTTGCATTGTCATATCATCATATCATGATATGTTGATATTACAAAATGCGGTCGACCTTATTTACAGACTTAGCGGAGCAACTTAAAATATCGCCTACACGGTTACATGCAGTCCTTACAAAGCATTTAATCAAGCGGAAGCACTACAGGCGGTCCAATGCCGACGATACATGGCTGATATACCCCAAAGGCGTCGACATAATCAAAGAGGCCCTTGACCAGCAGGAAATCGAATTTACTCCTGATTCTTCTGAATGGCCCAAAGAGGTTAAGATAGTCAAGTTGCCCAATAATAAACGCTTGGTGCTGGCTGATGTAAATGGTGTTGTCTGTAGGGTTATAGTTAAGCAGAAAATGCGGCGACTGTACCGACCGGGCAATATGATTTTAATCAATCATATAAGTGATGATCTTTATACCTCGATAATATGAGAGATCCCAGAGGTTTTTTAAAGCGTGAAGAAACAGTCATTGAAAAAAGTGATAGATTTTGGGCGGCTTTAACTTATTTATTTTCTAATAGAACAATTCGTCCTTATAGCAATGAAGAGATAGCGGAACATTGTGGGGTAGATCGCATCACCGTAAAAAACCTTCTGGACCGTTTATTATATAAAATGAGATTGTTGTGTGAATGACGATGAATTCCAGTGGACGCCCCACCCTATATTAGCAATACCCGAGCCTCACGAATTTGAAATATTAACGCCTGAGCAAAAGCTTGAACGCTATAAGTCGCGTGAAATACTTATAGAAAGAGAAATGGAAGACCCCTATAATTATGGGTTTTTTCTTAACTCCTGGAAAATAGCAAACAACTGTTTCGATGAAGTTGATGAAGTGCTTATTATGGGCGGCAACAGGTCCGGCAAGAGCCGTTTTGCTGCATGGCTTATTGTTAATGCATTAGTCCAGAATCCCAATACTATAATTTGGTGCTATCAGACAACACATGAAAACAGCGTGAGCATGCAGCAAAAAGAGGTCTATAATTATTTGCCCACAGAATATAAAACATTAGGTAAAGGGAAAGTTGGGTACGTAAAATATAGTGTTAAACGTGGCTTTACTGATTCAAAATTTGTTTTGCCTAATGGATCTGAATGCACTTTCAGAAATTTAAGCCAGGATATCGCAACTGTAGAAGGTGCAAAATTAGGCGGTCCAGAAGTCAATTTTCATAACATCGGCGTGTGGTTGGATGAAGCATATGTTAATGGGGCTGAGGAATGGATTGATACATTGAGATATCGTTTAATTAGTTATGGCGCAAAAATGTTGGTTACGTTTACCCCGAAAGATGGATATACGAGCGTAGTTAAAAGTTATTTGAATGGGGCAAGAACTATTAAATCACGTAAGGCAGCATTATTAAATAATCAAGTGCTGCCAATAGTTCAGCAGCCAATGAGAAAGAATAGCCGGATAGTTTATTTTTGGACAAAAGATAATCCCTACCCTATTGGCAATTATAAAAATCTTGAAAGGCAACTTGACGGAGCCCCAAGAGAAGAGATTTTGATGCGAGCTTATGGAGTTGCGACAAAACCCATAGGCGGGAAGTTTCCTAAATTTCATCCTGATGTAAATATAGTTAAGCATGAAGAGATACCGTTTATCAAAGACAAGGATAGTTCTGTTACCTATTATCATTGTATCGACCCTTCTGGCTCAAAGCCTTGGTTTATGCTATGGGCGGGAGTCACGCCCCAGGCTGTCTATATATGGGCTGAATGGCCAGACATAGGGCATGGATTATGGGCTGATATGAGTAAAGGGTCAAAAGGTCGGCCCGGAGATGCTTGTCGGCCTAATGGTTTCGGTATCAAAGATTACATCGATCTTGTATTGGATATTGAAAACGACCGGGAACCATTGGAAAGAATAATTGACCCGAGAATGGGTGTTGCAACTATTCAAAATAAAGAAGGTGTCACTTCTATATTAGATGACTTGCAAGAAAATGGAATGGAGGTCATCCCCGCTAATATTTCTGACAACATGGCATCTATTGAAAACGGGCTACAGAAAATAAATTCTTGGTTAGCTTATGACAACGATCGCCCGGTTGATAGCATGAACCATCCTAAATTATATATTAGCGATCGATGCGAACAATTGATTTATGCGATGGAAGAATACACTGGTACACTTGGGAAGGATGAGCCTACTAAAGACCCAATCGATTGTCTTAGGTACTTTGCGATTTCAGATATTCAACATATTTCAAAAGAAGATTACTGGGGTACGGTTCGCAACAGGTACTAAAATCACGAATATATATTTTCTGTGATATACTTTCTTAATGCCTAAAGAAAATGAAGAGAATATTTTATCTTCAACACCCACAGAGCCAGATTTACCAGGATTACAAGACGCTTATAAGTCTACTTTATCCGACTTGGGTGCATTAGTCGACCAATCAAGACTTAACTTTGAAGTCCGCCATAATATTTGGGCGGGACAAACTGAAGACCAACGGAAACACGGCCCGGAAAATAATCCTCCTTTCCCTTGGGACGGTGCAAGCGATTTAAAAACATTTTTAGTTGATGAAATTATAAATACAAGTGTTGGGCAATTAACCAATGCATTATTGCGCTCACGTTTTACCGGTATACCAGTGGAGGGCAGCGACACCCGGAGAGCAAAACTTGTTTCCAATTTTATGACTTGGCTTATCAAAAGCCAAATTACAGAAATACGCAGGGAAGCCGAAATATTAGCTAACTATCGTGAAGAAAAAGGCATGGGTGTCTTAGGCATCTTCTGGGAGCGAAAAGTCGAGCTAATAAGAGTCGATCTAACGATTGAACAATTGGTTGAAGAAAGCCCGGAACTTGAGCAGCTTATTCAAGATCCTTTATTAAAGGATACTGCAATACAAATGCTACAAGTTGCTTTCCCCTCTTTAAACAGGCGACAGGCGGGGCGTGTGATATCGGATCTGAAAAATAAAGGGATTGCAAAAATACCAAGTCCTCAATTGACCCGTAACCGCCCCCGCCTACGTGCGTTCACTTTAGACGATGATTTCTTTTTCCCAATTAATTCGACAAGTCTACAGGCCGCACCATTTATATTTATGGCTGAATATTTTACGGCTGATCAATTGAGAAATAAGGTAATCACTGAGAATTGGAACGAAGATTTTGTTGATGAAGTCATTGAAAAAGGCTTGGGCAAAGATCTTAAGGATGCTCCCGTTGATAGCAGTTCGCGTACAATTGGCCGGGATAAAATTTTTGGCTTTGATAACCCGGATAACTTAGCCCGGGTAGTTTGCGCTTATGAGCGTGGAGTCGACGAAGACGGAATTCCCGGTATTTGGTATACTGTCTTCCATCCAGATTTGGGAACTTGGGGCGTGCATGAATTATTTAATTATGAGCCATTGCGCTACCCTTTTGTTGAGTTTCCAAGAGAAAGACGATCCCGGCGAATCTTAGACACAAGGGGCATTCCTGAGATTGCGCGAGGTTGGCAAAGTGAAATCAAAGTACAGAGGGATAGCCGTATCGACCGGGCTCAATTAGCAACTTGTCCACCCCGAGAATACCCATTGGGCCGTAAGCCTAAAGATTGGGGGCCAGGTACATATTTACCAACCCGTCGACGTGGTGAATACGGATTCGCAGAAATCCCGCCTTTTGATCAGGGGTCGATTGAGATGGAGGCTAATATAATGACTTCCATTAATAAATATTTTGGTAATGCGACAACTGATGCTGATGCGATTCAGGCCCAAATCAAAAACCAAAAAAGTATTGATGATTGGTTAGAAGGATGGAAAGAAGCATATACCCACGTTTGGCAGTTACATAATCAATTTGGGCCAGAAGAAGAATTTTTTAGAGTTGTCGGGCAGGTAGAAGATTCGCCCCAACGGTATATTAAATCTAATAATGCAGAAAAATTTGATTTCTATTTGGATTTCAACGTAATGAATCAAGACGCAGATTTACAATTAGTAAAAATTGAAAAGATCGGTGAATTAATGGGCCGTTTTGATCGTGGTGGGCAATCCAACTTTGGGGAACTTTTGCGTATTGCAATTGAGACTATTGACCCCGTATTGGCCGATAATTTATTAATACCTGCTGAAACTGCCAGTAATAGAGAAATCGAAGAAACCCAAAATGATTTGGCAAAAATTGCAAGCGGCCAACATGTCAATGCTCCATTACAGGCTAATGCTCAATTAAGACTGCAAACAGTAGAGCAATATTTACAAGGGTCTGAAGCCATACCAGCAGAAGACGTACAAGAACGCTTTCAGGGCGACGAATTTTTTAGGAGTCGTGTAGAAAATTATACTCAACAATTAAACCAGCAAATAATTCAACAGCAAAACGCCCGGACTGGTGCATTGGGCGCTGAAGAAGGCACTGGTGTTGCAACAAGCTTATGAGAGTAGATTACGCGCAAGTACAAAAGTTGCGTGAGCTGATAGTATTAATGGCCAATGATTCGCATTTTAAAGACTATGCAAATTGTTTAGTCGATATTAGGGAAGATTTAATACGACAAGCCTATCAACAAGAAAATCTTGATAAGCCAATTATTCAAGGACAATTGATTCATACAGTTGGTGTACTTGATGAAATAATAGAACCAATCGAAGACGTCTTCAGCCAGAAATTTAATGAGTAAATCACGTTTATAAATAAACGGTGATATAATTCCCAGCCATAGCCCACTGATAAGGCAAAAAACTATCTGGAATTATGGCAAAAGCAAATGATGGTGAGGTTGCAACCGAAAATGTAACAGTCAGTAACTTATCCAGTACTCAACTTTTACAAAACTTAGCAGCGGCAGAGCTTGAAAAAGCAAAGCCACCAGTTGCAGAGCCTGAAAAAGATGATGCTGTTGACCAAGGCGAGAACCTCAATGATGAGAATTTGCCCGAGTCAGAAACACCTGAATCTTCAGAAGTACCCGACTATACAGAACCCACGAAAATTACCGAGGGAGAAGTAGAAGAAAGCGAAACTGATGGGGATCAAAAAGAGGTCCAAGCAGACGGTGCAAAAATTGTTCTTTCAAAGAAAGCCTTTGAAAAGATGCAGAAGCAGATTAATAAGCTAACTGCACGAGCCAAAGGCGGCGAAGAGGAAAACACTTCTCTGAATTCTGAGTTGAGGGCTTTGACCGATGCATTAGCGAAAGCTAATAAGTCCAAGAATCCTGATAACAACAATAGGCAACTATTGGACATTGTTCATTCAACGGACGATTTAGACGAACTTGATAATATTATCGAGGAAGCTAAAGAGGCTAAAAGATGGGCTAAAGGTCATTTAAGCAAGGATTCAGTCGAACACAGAGGGCAAGAGTTTTCAAATGAACGCATCAATGAAATATTTGATAACGCTGATGAAGTTCTGGCATCAATACCAGAGCGAGTAACATTCTTAGGCAAGCGAGCAGAATTTGATAAACTAGCAGAAGAAATTATCCCCGAGTTTAAAGATAAAGATTCTAATGCGTCTAAATGGTTATCTTCAGAAATGAAGAGTAAAGACAATAAACCATTACTACAGATGCCAAACGGAAAACTTATTTTAGCACTTGCGCTTGAAGGTCACTTATCAATTACCGCAAAACAAAAAGCGGCTGAAGATAAACCCGAAAAGAAAAAGCCGCCCAAAAAGGAAACCCCTGACGCTCCGAATGTAGCTGGCATTGATGATACTGCTGTTCCATCCAATCAAAGGAAATCTGATAAAGACAAAGAATCAGAACTCAGACAAAAATTAACAAGCAGCGGAAATCTCTCAGGCACAAACTTGACAGCTTATTTCGACTCACAAAGAGGATAATATCATGCCTAGTGCAACATCATTTGACACTGTCGGGAACAGAGAAGACATACTCGACATCATAGCGACCGTAGACCCAGAGGTTACACCAATGTTTTCATCCTTGCCCAAATTGAGAGGGCCAAAAGCTCTCAATCTTGAATGGCAAGCCGATGAGTTAACTTTACCTACGTTCCCCGGAATCGCAGACGGGACCGATCAGGCGGTATTCGACGACAAAGCAAAAGACCGCGTACGTATCGGAAATCGCATCCAGATTATAAGACGTTCTTACGGCGTTTCACAATTGCAAGAAATGGTTGAAACTGCTGGTGCTCCTTCAGAATTTGCCCGGTCAAAAAGTAAGGCCATGACAGAACTTAACACTGATATCGAGTCAGCGCTTGGTTCTGATAACGAAGAACAGATTGGCAGCGGGACGCAAGGCGATAAACTTCGCGGATTCGGCAAGTGGATTGATGACACTAATACTAATATTCCTGCTGGAATACGTACGCCTACTGCATCAATTGGCACGACTTCCACACTGACTGAAGCAACCTTGAATGCGGTTATCCAATCGACTTATGAGCAAAGCGGTAAAACTCAAGCTTTCCGTTTGTTTTCTGGTCCAACCCTTCAGAATAAAATCACCAACTTTGCCCGGGCAGAAGGAACTACCACAGCAACCCCGTTGCAGGTGATCACCGACAGCACGACTAAGACACTGATCTTTTCAATTACTATGTATGTTTCTGATTTTGGAACCATCCAAGTGATACCAGATCTATTTCTTGGACGCACAGACGGCGGCGATATCACCCCAACTGTAAGAGAGCGTGGATATCTGATAAACCCCGAAATGGTTAATGTTTCCATGATGGAGAATCCAACCTCATTCGAGTTGGAAAATCAAGGCGGCGGTCGACGTGGTTTTGCCGAATTGATCGGTACACTTTGCGTCAAGAATCCAAAAGGCTTGGGCAAGTTTGTATAAACCAACAGAGCAACATTTAAAAAGGAAAAATAATGAGAGTACTTAAATTAACCGAAAATGAAGCCTCTGTCAGCGGGTTTACCCACGTGATTAAAGTCTTGGCAGCAGACTTAACTGAAACAGCAGCAAACACAGCTCAAACTATCGAGGTAGCCCCAACGGTTATTGGTAGTGCAGTTTCTAATTGTGCAATGCGTTTGATTACGCCTTTTGAAGACGCCAGCGATGGAGCCTTTAACACTGTATTGTTAGAAGTTGGTGACGGTAATGATCCGAACCGATTTCTTACAGCAACACAGTTAAATGTTAATGGCACTGAAGTCTTGGCTAAAATAACTGCAAACTCAGTAGCAACATTACCGTTCGCTTATGAGATAGTCGACACCGTTGATCTAGTATTTGGGTCACAGTCGGCAAAATCTCTTGTCGATATCGATGTTGGCGAAGTCTGGGTTTATTTACATCTATTCGATTTGACCAGCCTCACAGTAGGCTAACTCAAACTATAATTGTTTTTGGCGAAACATAATAGGGGGGGTGGCAATTAAAACCACTCCCCTTTTTTTTAAATGAATATTTTTATACCAAAATTTCAAGGCGGTAACGGTACAAGTTTTATGGACCGTTTAGAACGTGGCATACGTCATGGCGAAGAATTCCATAAAGCAAAAGGTATAGTTCATAACTTAGCTCAACGGGGCATGCTTTGTGATGAAGACGTTGATTTAAAAATAATGCAGCAAAAAGCAGATTATAAAAAACGTATGGCTAAAATTCGGGATAATTGGAAAGGCCAAAGGATCAGTAGAAAAGCTGCTTTAAGACCGATGGCGACAATTGATGCTAAATCTTATTTTGGATTTGCCCGGGAAGACCCGCATTTTTGGTCAGACAAAGGAAATATTAAATCATATCTAAAAGACAACCCCGAGTGTGATCTAAAGCCTTTAATTAAATTAGTATAATGGCAACACGTACCACAACATTTGAAGAAGTCAGAAAAAAATACGCAGCTTTGGCGGGTTTAGATCCTGATGCAATTATCCCTGTTGATGCGACTGTTTTCATTCAATTCTTTAATCGTAATTACAGGTTTGCATGGGCAAGAGCAGAATGGCCATTTTCAACTGCCTTAAATAGTTTTGTTCCTGATTCAAGTGGATTTATTGATCTTTCTACTGATACAGCAATAGCAGATATTTTGGATGTCTTTACGGACGATCCTTTCACAAGTTCAAATTCAAAGCCCTTACGTTATTCAATCCGAGGCGACGGCGTTTTTGTCCCAGACGCAGCAGAAGGAGATAGCTTAACTGTAGCTACCCTTGTGAGTGTTGGAACATTGGCAACATGCACGACTTCAGTTGATCATAACTATTTGACAGGCGATTCAGCAATAATCGCAGGAGCAAATGAAGCAGCTTATAACGGTACATTTGTTATCACTGTAACTTCTACGACCGCATTTGAATATACAATGGCGTCTGATCCTGTAGATACAGCGACGGGAACAATAACATCAACCAAAACAACCGCATTCATTTTTTATAGAGCAAATGAAACTGTATTTGACGGAACTTTAGCCGCAACAGTTGAGTTTGTTTTTCAGGATTATTTAGCAACAGCATGTTTTGCAGATTTCTTGGCAGCTGAAGGGCAACAAAATAAATCACAATCAAAACGTTTAGAAGCTGAAGCAGTACTAGACATAGAAGTTGATCGTTTAGAACGTCAGCAGCAACAGCAACTACCATCAAGAACAAGTACAAGATTAGAGGGAGTAAGATAATATGGGAAATGCATATATTACAAATTTAGCAAGTGAATTTAAACCAGCTTTTGATTTAACGGCTACACCGATATTAGATCAATCAACAGCAGTTAGTTCCGCCGCCGTAGCGATGTTGACGACTGCATTAGCCGACAAGGGTGCAACTCAAAATGTCTTTTGGTCATTAGATGGCGGCGATGCTCGTGTGACATTTGACGGATCAGATCCGGTAAGCACATCAAATGGACATTTGTTTTTAGAAAACACTTCAGCCGTTTGGTCGAGAGAAATGGTACAGGCCGCAAGATGGATACGCGAAACTGTAGATGTCACGTTAAGAATTTCAGAATTTAACCGGGTTTAATTATGCAAGGATGCTTTGTTATTTCACCATTAGGCGGCGGCGGTTTAACTATCGGCGGCGGAAACACTAATGCTTATACTCTACTTGCAGATACAGCGGGAACCTCATCCCCGCCTGTTCAATCTGGTTTACGCTGGAATAATGCAACACAGACATCAGCTACAGAATTATTCATCGATGCTGAGGCAACGGATTTAACTTCAATTAGACCTGTTTTATTGGAATTAAAGCCAGGTGCTATTCTCCGAATAAGGTCTGTTGATGATCCTGCGCAATTTCAGAACTTTCTTTTAACTACAGTTACAGATAATACAACCTTTGTTACCCTTGGCGTTGCCTTTGATGCCAGTGGCGGGTCAGCATTTAGTGACACAGACGAAATATTTTTAGTTATAGATACACGTTCAGATGATGGCGATGGTTCAGGGCAACTTGATTCTTTAGAATTTGGATTAGAATCTAAGCCAGTTACATCACTTATAGGTGGTCTGAAAACTGATAATGCCGGAGGCTCATTAACCGCTTTAGGTGCAAATTCTATTACTATTATAACATCGGCAGTATCACCAACAAATACAGCCTCAGGAGCTTTCGGAATCGCCATTGGCACTGATGTCATAGCAGCAGATTCTGCTGTGGTTTTAGGTGAGGCCGCATTTGGTACGACTGAAGATGTGTCTATTGGTAAAAATGCTATTGGTGTCGGCGGTCTTAGTGTACAAATTGGCAGCGGCGCTAGTGGTGCGGGGGCAAGAAGCTTAGCAATGGCGTTAAATGCTTTAGCGTCTGGCGGTGCTGCTGTTTCTTTAGGTGCTTTTTCAGATGCCACACAAGCGGGAGCAGTCGCAATAGGCGGTAATCGATCAGCAGGCGCTCAAGCAACTGGCGAGTGTGCCGTAGCAATTGCCGGGGATAATGATTTGGCTGGTGCGTTACAGGTAGCCGCCGCAAACGTCAGCGGCGATCATTCCGTTGGCTTAGGCGGGGATATAAATATTGATCTTGCTGATGTCTGGCAAATCAGAGGTAACGCAATTATAGGTGCAGTACCAGCAACCCCAAATGGCGAAATACAGTCAGGAACTAGCACAGTAAGGGGCTCTCATGTTATTGATGTAACTCAAGCCGTAGGCGATACTCAAACCTCTGGTACTTTAGAAATTGGGGCGTTGTATGAAATTACTACTTATGTAGCGACTGACGATTTTATTAATGTAGGTGCAGCGAGTAATGCGAATGGGATTGTATTCATAGCAACCGGGACGACTCCTACTGATTATACTAATGGGTCTACGCTCACACTTTTAAGTAACTTTGTTTATGAGTTCCCTGCGAATTCTGTTTTTTATCCTGATGGCTTAGATGTAATTATCATTGAAAGAACAGTAGGCGGCGGTGGCGGCGTCGAGCCATCCTTTGAAGCTGGTAATAATGACTCAGCTAATGCTGGCGATCATGACTTTATAAAAACTGTAGTAACTACCACTAATGTAGCAGCTGATGACAGAGATACTTTTAATAAGGCCGATTTTGCTTCAGTCAATGGAGTGACTTCCATCAGCTTCGATATAACTACTGCAACTAATAATGATAGCGAAACTTTCAGAGTCTTCTTTGAGGGGAAACTGATCCGGGATCAATAAATGTCTTATGAAAGTCAACAACGTGATGAAACAATCCGCGTATCTGATGGGATGCCATCAAGGCGGGGGAAATTGTCGTTTGATTTTACTTTTGATCCGAATTTAAAAACGATAACTATAAATGATACTGATTTTATAAGTTTCATATTAATCGTTAATGATACTCGGGGAGAGATTTTATATAATCCTGCATTCCCATCTACAAGCGGAAACATAACCGCAAACGTATTACAACTTAATGCATCAACAAGTGGCATGTCTGCCGCTGATCAGTTGCATGTATTATATGAAGCTGATGAATTAAATTCTGTTGTATTGGGAGACATTGAAGATGAGTTAATTGATCAAGGCCTCACGCTTGATAGTACGCTGGCAGAACTATTAGCGCAAGGCATTGTGCAGGACAGCCAGTTAGCAGAGTTGCTTGATCAGGGTGTAACACTTGATAGCACACTGACAGAATTACTTGCGCAAGGTGTTGTTCAAGACAGCGAGTTAGCAGAACTTTTGGCACAGGGTGTTGTTCAGGATGCGGAATTGGCAGAATCATTAGCCCAAGGCGTTACGCTTGATAATATTTTAAATGAATCATTAGGCCAGGGCCAGACGCTAGATCAATCGGAAAATTGGCAAGATAATATTTTATCAGAATTACAAAAACAAACAAAACTATTAACTAAAATTTATCAATAAAGGCTCATTATGTCAGAAACAATTAAAGACGGTTCAAGCGGCAATATTGCAAAAGTCGATACACGGAATAGACTGCATACCGATGCTCTTATCAAAACTTCTTCTGAAAATGAAAATATCGTAGGCAATGCTTATAATATTAATTCAGGAACTATCAACCTTACAACTGCAACTGTAAGCGCAATCTTATATCTGAAAAATAATGAAGATCGTGATTTAATAATAAAAAGGATCTTTTATATTATAGGCGCGAGCACAGGCGGGGCTGGTGACATTGATATTACTGCTTTAAGAAATCCTACCGCCGGGACAATAGTGAGTGGAGCAACTGATGTTGATATAAATTCTAATAGGAATAACGGCTCTAGTAAAACAATTACAGTTGACGCTTTCAAAGGTGCAGAAGGTAACACTTTTACAGATGGCACAAGCCAATTAGGAACATTGCAGAGTGACGCTCTCATTAATACAGTAGAGCCCGGGACAATCGTTTTGCCCAAAGGATCTTCTATTGGATTTAACATAACGCCGCAAACAGGCAATACGAGCATGGACGTTCAAATTGCCTTAGAAGTTAATCTGGACACTGAAGAATAATGTTAAAGGTTTCATTAGAAAATGGTGATGGTAATGTTGCTCGCATTGATTCAGAAGGAGCATTGCGAGTTGTTACGGACCCCCACCCACCTTTGGAAGATGCCATACTTACTATTCCTTTCCGTGTAGCCTTTGCTGATATTACAGGGGCTACTGATATGAGGGTTGATGGTTCTGTTGTGCCTGTTGAATTCTGCATAGCAGCAGAACAAGAGAGAGATATTTTTATTAAAACTATTTCCACCGTCATTTCAGATCAAAATGCAACACTGAATCAATTTGGCAATATTGGAGCATTAGCAAATGGGGTTTTATTTGAGCATGTTACTTTAGACGTAGGCACAACAATTATTGCCGATGATTTAATTAGTAATTTTGAGTTTGTCCGTCTTGCGCAAGGCGATCCCGCTTTTGGAGATGGTACAGCAGCTTTCAGAGCCGGAAATATATCAGGCAATAGTGAGGGTTATTTCCCAACAATAGATTTTACTCGTATCTTTGGCATTCAGTGGGGGCTGAGACTGAGGAAAGGGACCAGAGACAGATTGAATTTTACAGTGCGGGATGATCTCACAGGCGTAGATGCATTTAACATCACTGGATACGGAATAAGAGTATAAATGAATACCTTAAAATATTTAAATATAATAATACCAATCGCATTACTCAGTGGATGCGGATCAGTCGGCAATGGATTTAAGCAGTTATTGGATAAAGCGAACGGGTTATCGCCTGCTCAAATACAAGCAATGGGCCATGCAACTTCTAATACTGGTATAGCTCTTAGTTATTTTGTTTTGGGCGGCTGTTGTTTGTCTTTGATTGGTATTATAATGCTTGCTTTCGGCACATCGAAACATGCAGGAACAATTTTAATTGCAGGTGGTGCAGGTTGTGCAATGACAGGCTACTTAATAGAGGAATACGCCCACTATGTATTAATCGCAACCCTAACCAGTGGCCTAGCTTATGGTAGTTTCATTTTAGGCAATAAGTGGGGTTACAAATTAGGTTTTAACGACGGAAAAGGTGACTTATAAAATGACAGATAAAACAGCATTATACGGCATCATTGGTACGGTGTCTTCAATATCAATCATGTATGCAAATGAGATTATTGCAGCATTAGCAGGCTTGATAACTATCGGGTTCATGGCTCGTAAATGGTATTTGATGGAACGTGATAAGAAAAAGAAATAATGACACGTTACCGATCAGGAGGGCAATTAGATGACGGCATTTTAACCGATGGCGACACGGGATATATTGGCTTCGATACTCGCTCCCGCCCTACTTCTTTAGAACCAGGGATTACAAGATTCGCTCAGAACATGCGATCAGAAAGCAAGGCAGCGCAACCCCGTAAAGGAATCGATAGGCTTACTGCTGATTTATTCACAGGTGAAGAGCCTTTAACATTATCATTTGATTTAGGAACAGTCGAGGCTGTCAGTTCAATCACTCGATCAGGATCAACAGCAACAGTCACATTATCAGGTACTCCAATTGATACTTATGAGGATGGCGACACTGTTGAAATACTTGGGGCCGTCGAGACTGATTATAACGGTGAATTCCTTATTACGGTCATTACCACTACACCTTCAGCCACAGTATTTACTTATACAGTCCCGGGCACACCTTCTACACCTGCAACTGGAACTATTACAGCGACAAACCACCCTGTTTTATTAGATGCAAGCGATGGCGTTTTTGCATCAACAAGATTTTCTGACTCATTAACTAATAAAGAATATGTTGCTCAAGTTACACTTGATAAAACAATATTGATTAATCCTGATGATCTCGCAAACCCTATTGAGATATTTTATCCCGCTGGTGAAGAAGCTGAAATATTTGGTAGTACAGATGTTGAACAAGTTAATGATGGCTTAATAATTTTTCGAGGGAGAGCGTTACGACAATTAGAATGGGACGGTAATATTTCTAATACTGATCTTGAAACCGTACTTTCAATTACCCGAGTAGGAATATTGGTAACTGTAACGACTCAGGATGAGCATAAATATCAAACTGGCGACGAAATCTTAATTGCTGGTGCTGATCAAGCAGATTATAATGGGCAGTTTTCCATCCGTGTTACGGCGCTTGACGAATTCACTTATTTTATTGCGACTACACCAGTTACCCCGGCAACAGGTACAATCACTTCAGTAAAGATACCGCAATTTAAATTAATGGGTGCTCGTAGTGTTGCAACTTTTATTGATATGCCGTTTTCCTCTTTTGGACATTATCACACATCAGCTCGTGTGATTGTGCCTATGGAAAACGCAACCTCTGATTTAACATCATTAACATTAAGCGGTACAACTGTTACAGCTACTGCTGCTTTCAATCATGGGTTAGGGATAAATGACAAAGTTGAAATCAATGGGGCAAATGAGGCTGAATATAATGGTACATTTGAAATCACAAATACTACTGCAACCACATTTGATTATGAGATTTTAGGCACGCCCGTTAGTCCAGATACTAGTACAAATATTACTTTTACGATTTCTGCCAGAGACGAATTTATTGCATCAGATTTACGGGACCATAGAACGTACGATCCTGTTAACAATTTATTTAGAATCAATCGTGGTAAAGATGATTTTTTAATTGGATTTAATAATTTCCAAAATGACAACCTGATAGCGCTTTATAAAAACTCTATTAATTTGGTAACCGGAATATCATTACCGTCATTAGAAAACAGCAGCATTTTTCAGATCACCGATGAAGTTGGATGTGTGGCCCGCAAAACCTCAGTAGTTATTGGCAGTCGTTTATTATTCCTTTCAGAGCAAGGCGTTTATTCTTTGCTGGTAACGCCCCAGATTAATTTAAAAGGTCAAGATGTTCCATTGTCAGCGCCTATTGAGGATCAAATAAATTCTTTAAATAAAGAGGTTATAGATAAAGCCGTAGCGACTTATTTTAACAATAGATATTATTTAGCAGTTCCAGAAGGCGAAAAGATTCTTAAAAATCAGACTGCGACAACGGACGGTGCAACGGTGACAGTCACTACTGTTAAAAATCACACTCTCAATGAAGGTGATACAATAACAATCGCAGGTATGACACCAGCTGGTTTTAATGGTACTGTTACAATTTCATTAGTAAGCAGAAATAGTTTTACTTATACTAATGCTACCGTCGGACCCATCACTGTTTTCGGTACATCGACGAAAGCAGCAAGCACAAGAAATAATATTATATTTGTCTATAATTTCTTGAATCAAAAATGGGAAAGTATAGATACATTTGGCGGTGAAGGTTCTTTCATAGATGATTTTGTTGTCGTTCAAAAAGACGGTAAAGATAGATTGTTTATTACATCTAAAGAAGGTGCTCTACAATTATATGAGGAATTAGAGGATGATGATATCGGCCCGGTCGGCGGTCCTTTTGTACCTGTAACTATACAGGGGCAATTGATTACCAGGAGCTACACCTTTGATGAGGATTTTGATATCCACAGATATAACCGGGGCTCAATAGAACTTGAAGCAGATCAAGATGATTCACTTGAGGTTACTGCAATCACAATAAACCCGGATACCAAAAGCGTATTAGCAACGTATACTTTTACAGATGATAACGATCATCATCGACGATTTAGGATAGCTCAACGGGGAAGAGAAGCCCAAATACAAATTGATACTACCGGAGGAAGACCAACCATCAGACAGTTGACCATAGAAGGCACTAATTTTGGTCGGTCAAACAATTCATATTCTTAATTATGGCAACAACAATTTCAATCACACCGGGGAGAGTTTGGGTATCAGGCGAAACTGTAACGCCTTCAAAGCTCAATGACTTTCTACAAAATGCAACTATTGATTCAGAGGATATTGTACCTACCGGGATCGCCCTACCCTTTTTTGGTACTACAGCGCCTTCAGGTTATGTATTAGGTGCAGGTAATACATTAGGTAATGCAAGCTCAGGGGCAACAGAGCGAGCTAATTCAGACACACTTGATTTATTTACTCTATTATGGGATGCAACGACTAATAGCGAATTGCAGTTAGAGGATAGTACGGGTAGCAATATCCCAAGGGGTGCATCAGCCTTAGCGGATTTCAATATTGATTCTCGTTTGCCCACCCCAGATTCACGAGGCCGTTCATTTTTCGGTAAAGATGATATGGGCGGGGCTGCTGCTGGACGCTTAACATCTGCCAGCGCATCAGAAGTTGACGGAGCAACCTTAGCAGCCTTTGGAGGCGTTGAAGAACATGCTTTAACTGCTGGTGAGGGTCCAAGTCATACACATACTACATCAGGCGGAACCGCTGCATCTGCTGGGGCTCATACTCATAATTATTTTACGCATGCAGGCGGCGGTGCTGCTGCTGGTAATTTAGGATTACCCACAGCAGATTTAGGAACCACCACATCAACGCTACCAACCAGTAGCGCCGGGGCTCATACTCATACGGTCACAATTACTGTTGATGCTTCAGGCAGTGGTTCAGCGCACACAAACACACCACCCGCAATGGTCGCAAATGTAATAATCAAACTATAATGAATAAGTTTTTTATCATAGGGTTACCCAGATCACAAACCGCATGGCTTGCAAACTATTTCACCATGCCAGGGTTATCTATATGCCATCATGAAGGATTGTTAAGGTACAAGTCTTTTGATAAAATGGCACATGCATTAGATCACGACGATTTAATTGCTGGTGATAGTGATAGCGGCCTCTGTTTATTCCCGGAAGAAGTAATAGAGCAGTCAAATTATTCTAAGATATTGATCATTAAAAGATCAGTTGATGAATGCAGAGTTTCATATCAAAAGGCGATGAAGAATTATTCTTTAGATGCTAATTATATTATTGATGAGTGCTTGTCAGGATTACAACAAATTGAAAAAAACACTCACAATATTGTTATCCCATTCGAGAATCTTTTAGACAAAAAATACTTTAAAAAAGTACATGAATATATTTTAGGCGATATCGCTTTTAGCGCAGAACGTTTTGAGATTTTAAAATATTTAAGAGTAACCCAAAAAATACAGGAGGTACAAGAATTATGGCACTTGGAGCAGCAGCATTAATAGGAGGCGGTTCATTAATTGGTGGTTTATTTGCTCGTGGCAATGTTAGACAGCCCCAACCCAGAGCAGCCTCAGAATTAGCTGACGAAACAATAGGTTTACGGCGGCGTCAGTTCCCAGCGATATTGGAGCAAAGAGCTGAATTTGACCCACAATTTTTGCAAGCCAATCTTGCTCAATTGCAGGGAGCGCAAGGCGGTATTAGTACTTTACTGCAACAGCAAATCAACCCGTCTCTTATTCAACAAAGAGGACAATTTTTAGGCGGGGATATAAATTTGTTAGAACGATTCGGCCCACAGTTCAGGGAAGGCTTAAGAGGCCTATCCCCTGCTTTAGCTGGTGCTCAGGATATTACAGGTACATTACAGGAACAGGCGCTTTCTGAATTACAATTAGGCAGAAGTCTTAGTGATGAAGAAATCCGAGAATCACAGCAGGCCGCAAGAGCAGCTACCGGGGCTCGTGGACGTGGAGCAGGTCGTTTTGCAGTAGGACAAGAAATCTTGGGCCGAAATCAATTCGCAACACAAAGACAAGCCCAACGCCGTCAATTTGCAGGTGGTGCTGCTCAGTTAGGATTGCAAACAAGTCAAGCTGCTATCAATCCATTTTTAAATATCTTGGGAGCATCCAGACAGGCAGCAGGAACAGGCGCTCAGCAACTTGGTATCTCAGGCCGCTTAGCAGGTCAATCAATTCGTGAAGCTCCGTTGCTTGATCCTCAATTGTTAGGATTGGAGAGTCAACGACTTGGATTAGAATCCCAACAAGCGCAAGCACAACAACAACGGGGCGATGCTTTCAGTAATGCACTTATAGGCGGTGGGCTTAGTTTATTAGGCGGCGGCTTTGGCGGCGGGTCTTCATTTTTAAGCGGAGGCGGAGGCGGCTTAGATCCAAATTTAGCTAGGGCAAGATTACAATTAGGCGGCGGCGGCTTTCAAAATCCCCAAATAGTAGGCAGGTAATATCATGGCAGGTGCATCATTCATATTTCAAGGGTTAAGCGATGTAGGTCGAGGGATTGCTCGTGGAGAAGCTACTCGTGAGAATCGTTTAATCCGTCAGCAAGAATTAGAATTCAGAGAAAAGGATTTTAAGCTTAGACAGCAACAGGTTGAACAAAATAAACTATTGCGCGATGAGCAGATATTGGATTTGCGCGATGAGCGATTAAACAGAGCAGCAAAAAGAGAAACACAGCGTAATATATTTCAGAATCTTAATCGTTTAATCACAGCAAAACCCACTACAGAAACTCGTTTAATTCCGACAGAAGCAGAACCGTTTGCGAGATTTGAGGCCCAACCACCGGAAGCGCCTTTTGAATTTGGCGGTATAGAAACGCAAGAGTTTATAGAAGAAGTACCTGACCCTGTTATTGATCTTGATTTAATACCTGAAGATATAGCGGCGGCATCAGAACTATTGCAAACGACAAGGCCCGGAAGACGAGGACGAGGGAGAGCAGCAACCCAGAGATCAGCAGCGATTCGTGATGTTGATGATTTTATTAAAGCTCAAGTCAATAAACAATTTCCAAAAACTTTCAGCGGGACAAAAAGACGCAGGAAGGAAACCACTTCAACAGAAGTAAAACAACAAAGAAGTGATTTGCAAACTGATCTTGAAGCCCAATTAAAAAGAGGCGTGGTTACAACCAGAGAGCAAGCAGGAAGAGTACCGACAGAACCACAGATATTTTTAGATCAAGCCCAACCTGAAGCGGTCCCTGATGTAAGTCGTTTCCTGAGACAAGCAGGAGTGCCAGCAGAACGAGCTGAGGTGTCACCTGTCATTGCTGAAGAAAGAGAAGTCACTGTACCAGCGCCTGTGCTGAGTCGTGAGGCTGTACTTGAATCAATCCTGTCAGTTCCCGGAGCTGAAAACCTGGACCCTCAAGAGCTGCAACGCATCTTTGACTTAGCTGGTAAAAATTTACCGATACAGACAGAGAAAGAAGGGTTAATAATTGCTGACAAGAAAGCAAATTTGCAACAGACCTTGCTTGAAAATCAATTGAAGCTGAGGGAATTATCTGGTAACGATCCCAAAACAATAGAACGAGAAGTCCCATTCTTTGGCGGCTTAGCGACAACCAAAGAAGGAGCGTTCAAGGTTAATTCTTTAGTCGCTGAAATAGTACCAGCAGACGAATCATTAGACCTTTTGATTAATGCTACTGATGAAATTGGGGCAGGCGGTCTAATATTTGATCGTGCTGGACGTGCAAAAGTGACAGCATTAGCTGAAACATTAAAAGGTCAATTACGACTTGCTTTAATCGGGCCGGGTGCTGTTAGCGATCAGGAAAGAGCCATACTCAGTTCAATTATATCAAATCCTGCTGATATATTTAGATTCCCATCAGCAACGAGAGCATCATTAATCACATTACAGAATGCTATTAATCGAAACTTACGGGCAACAGCGTCAGCGTTTGGAGTTGATACAGCAGAAGCGTTACCAGTCCCATCAGCCCAAGGCAGAACCTCAACCGGGTTAAGCTTTACTGTTACACCTGTTCAATAGATGCCATCATTTAGAATACAACCGTCTCAGGGTGATGCGATAATAATAGAAGCAGAACGAGCCCCAACCGAACAGGAAGCGGCGGAAATATTTGCGCAAATTGGCAAAGTAGAACCTGTTAAAAGACCTCAAACAGAGTTTTCTGATCCCAGGAAAATGACACTTGAGGAATTTACAGCTAAGACAAAGCTTGACGAACAGAAAGACTTTACCGAAAAGACCGGGGATTTCTTTACGGGAGTTGGCCAGGGTATTTTACAGATGGGCCGTACCGCTGTCGGTGCAGTGGGTGAAACAACCCAAGCCGCAAGTGCTGGTGAGCTTTCCAAGATTGCAAAGAGTCTGCCAGAGGGTATTGCCAAATCATTATTTGATATTGCAGAAATCGGAGAAGCTATAGGCGGTCGGGCTGGTGATCTTTTTGTCCCAGAAGATCAAGCGATAGAGAGACAGTTCAACCGTTTCATGCAGGACATTGAAGATCAAGACATCAGGCGTGCAGGCCTTATCTTTTCAGAGGAAGAGACATTGCCCCAATTGTCAGAAGCATTCAGCGTTATAGCAGATCCAACAAACTTAATAGGTGTCGGCTTGGGTGGTAAGATATTAAAAGCTTCACGATTAGGTAAGGCGGCGGAACGTGCTGGCACTATTTTAGATGTACCGAGTAACCTTACCCGCCGGGGCGTTAAGCAGACGATCAAAGCAGGAGCCCGGGCGCTGGGTACGGCAGTACGAGTTACTGAAAAGCCATTACGGATTGTTTCCAAGTTAGCAGGGGCTACAGAAGAAGTTGTAGGCTTACCCAGAGTAGCAGCAACTAATATTACTGCAAAAGTACTTGGACTATCTCCCAAAGAAATCGCTCAGGTCCAGAACATCACAAAATTTGGTACTCCATTCGTCCCGGCTCTGGGTTCATTGGGTAAGGCAGAGCTGGCAGCAGCAGGCGGAAGGGTTATCACTGATAAGTTTGCAGATTTAGCCGTTGATGCGTCGACAGTATTGAAACTATTGGGCGATCAGACCCGGCAAATCAGATTTTTAGATGCTGTCCTTTTAGATCCAAGCGTATCGAAATCAGTAAAGAGAGCAGTTTCCATAGCCGGGACAGGTGGGGAGAAAGCCCTAGACATTGCTTTTAACTCAGTTGCTAATGGTGTATCAGCAGCGACATTGCAGGGTGTATTGGCTACACTGGCCACAGATGACCCCGAAACGATTGGGCAAGCTGTAGGTACTGGCCTTGCTTTTGGTGGAGCTTTGCCTATTGGTCGAGTTCCCGGAGCCGCCGCCCCTACAGGTGTCTTGCCACCAACAAGGGGAGCAGTGCAGCAACGCCCACCCATACAAGCCCCACAGGCACAACGGGGAGCCCCAAGAGCCCCGACACAACAGCCAACCCCGGCAAGACCCTTTGTCTCATTCCAGGCCAAAACTAAACCCCCTTCTATAGCTAAATCAATAGTGGATCCGGCCCGAATTGAACAGGCAGCAGCGACCGTTTTACAGCAGCGAGGCCAGCAAGCTCAGAATTCTTTATTGCAAAGTCTTAATAAGCAAGACCGTTCATTATTTAGTATGCTGACGTTCGCCGGGGCTGATATGGATATCAGACTATTGGATAATCAAACTTTCAAATTTCAGCATGAACTTGATACAGGCCAACCACCCCAAGGGAGAGCATTTTTTGAGGATGAAAACGGTACGGTCTGGGTTGACTCTTCTCATAAAAATATCACTCCTGATTTAGTCGACCGCTTTACCAATCGGGTAGGAACTGACTTAGTTAATAACAACCCGGAGATTATACAGACTGTAGCTATAGATTTTACTGATCCTGACGGGAAAAGCTTCCCTATTGATGCCAGTGATCCAGAAAGCCCAAGCGTTCAAATAGGGGGTGATCTCCTCAGAGAGATAGAAGCCTTTAATAAAGTAGCGCCAGAAGCAAATCAGATTTCAGATTTAACCGGGGGTGTCAGTCGTTACCTCGATGTCAATGTTGATCGCCTGTTCAATCAATCGAATGTCGAATTTCTACAAAAACTTGGTGACCGTCCAGCAACTAAAAACGCGATACAACAGACAGCACACGGCGCTTTGTCCCGGCTGGGATTGGTTGATACTGAGACAGGTAGCCCACTCTCAGGAAAGAACTTATCACCGTTAGCTAAAAATTTAGCTACTAATTCCGCTATCATACGTGGAATATCTAACTTAGACCGGGTAAATAATAACATTATAAAGACAAGGGAACGAGATGCCAAAGCGCAAAGACGGAAAGCCAAAGAAGTCCAAAAAGCCCAAGCCAAGCAATCCAAGGCCGTCCAGGAGCAGCAGGAAGTACTAGCCAAACAAGAGGTTAAGACAGAAGGCCTTGAATCCAGGCTGTTACGGGAGGAAGAATTACGGAATAAAAAAGGAAAAGGGGCTCAACGTTCTGCATTCTTAGCTGAGAAAAAGAAAATCCTTCAAGTTGTTAGTGATCGACCAGGCCCAAGAGCGACAGATGCAAGACTTGGATTAGGCAATGAAGGTATTAGCTTATCTGATGCTGCGCTAAACGTTTATAAGAGTCAGCGTATTACAGATACCGTCAAAACTCTTGAATCTAATATCATAAATAACCAAGAGACTATTATCAGGTCAGTCATTACTGCATCAAGATCAAGAGCCGCCCGGGAAAAATTAGCAGCAAGGGTTGAGCCTATAATTGTCCGGGCAATACCGTTAGACTTTCAAGTACCCAAAAGTAAAGATGCAAATACACTTACTAATGTCCGGGTTATTGATAAACAATTTTTCATTGAGGAAGTTGGCAAGCTTAAGGATGCTGGCCAGCCCATTACTATTGAAGGAGCATTGATAGAACTCGACGGAATACGGGGCTTAATAAGGCAAGGAATTAAGTTGAATGATCCCCGGTTAGCTAACAGTATATTGTTGCGAGTAATAGAGCAACAGCGAGGGGTCGTGAAACAATTCGATCCAAGAAATATTGTAAGTTTGCAAACCATTGCTGCTCAATAGCTTCATCCACCCCTACAAATTTATATTGAAAGTGTAGGGGAAGCGTTTTAAGCTCAAAAAAGAGCGTATTATTCCCATCTCTGGGTTGATGGGATTCCCATCTCTGGGTTGATGGGAGTGGGCATTTCGAGCATTCTAATACCACAGAATGATTTATACTGAAATAAAATATAACTTATATTGAAATAAAATATAAGACAGCCCATTGACAATGAAAAACGAACCATTAAATAATTACCCTTTTAAGCTAATATGCTTAAATAAAAGGGTAATAAAACTATGGCATTTTAAGCCGCGCTAAAAACGAACCATTGATTTATAGCTTTGGCCCACTAATCCCTTTAATAAATCTGTCAAGTCTCTC